GAGGTGTTGGTGCGGATGGGGCCAAAGCCGGGTCAGAGCGAGTCGGAGAGAGCGCGCAATTTGGCCTTGGTGGAGGGCCTCGCGGCGCTGATGACCTCCGGTCTCGATGTCCTGCGCGACAATCTCGACGCCATGGACCCCGAAGGCGAGACGTTCGATCTCGCGGTGGCGGCCTATGACGACACGGTGCGCGAATATGAGCGGCTGAAGATCCTGGCTATCGCGCTTGATCCTCTGGCGAACGCTGGTCCTGATGCCCCTGTTCTCGACAGCGCGGCCGCCATCGATGCGTGGTCGGAGCGGCTAATTTCGAGCGGCTGGCCAGCTCCGACCTTTTTTCCATCCGCGTCAATCGTGGCGACCGCATCATTCTGAGACGGCTCGACGGGGATTCATTTGAACTCGTTGATCTGGGATCGCACGACATCTATCGCAGGTATCCTTGAGCATCCGAAATCGCGCCCAGTCCCCTGGGTCCCGCATCTTCGCTGCGCTTCGTGCGGGATGACGGGGAGGGGTGAGGGAGTTTAGGGGCGTTGGAGGTGGCTGAGGGGGCCTTCGGGGACGGCGTTGATTGAGTCCCAGAGGTCGAGCCATTGGGGGTTCGCCGCTTCGATGAGGGCGATTTTCCAGGCGCGGCGCCAGCGCTTGATGACTTTTTCGCGGGTGATGGCGGCCTCGATGTCGCCGTGGTCCTCAAACCAGACGAGATGTTTGACGCCATAACGGGTGGCAAAACCGGGGGTGAGCCCCAGGCGGTGCTCGGAGACGCGCCGTAAGAGGTCGCTCGTCACGCCGGTATAGAGCGTTCCGTTTCGCCGGCTGGCGAGGATGTAAACGCAGCCACCCTTCTCCATCACGCCCTGACCTTAACCGTCATCCCGCGCGCAGCGAAGCGGAGACGCGGGACCCAGGGGACTGGGCGTGATGACTGCAAGTCGACCCCGCCGCCGGGGGTAACGGGCGTTACGGGCCGCCACCGTGTGGGCGAAATAGGAAACATCAACATGGATAAGGAAGATTTGGCCGCCCTCATTGAGGGGGAGCCTGAAGGCGTGGCCGAAGAGGAAACTCAGGTCACGGAGCAACCGCCGGTGGCGGCGCGACAAGAGGCGGGCGAGACGCCCACCCTCCAAGTGACGCCGCCCGCTCAGCCGGAGCCTGGTCACGTTCCCGTGGCCGCGCTTTTGGATGAGCGGGATAAGAGGAAGGCGCTTGAGCGGCAGCTTGCGGACCTGAAGGCTCAGACGCCCGAGGGTCCTGCCCCTGAACCGACCCCCGCCCAACAGATGTGGGCGCTACGGATGGATGTCTCGCGGGAGCTGATGGTTTCTCAGCACGGCGAGGCGGAAGCCCAGGCGCTGCATGAATGGGGGGAGGCGAAGTGTGGGTCTGATCCGCACTTCAACGCTCAGGTCTATGCGTCGAAGAATCCCTACGCCTTCATTCGCCAGGCCCGCCAACGCGAGATGTTGCTCGCCGAGGTGAGCCCGGACGATCTGGAGGACTACAAGGCGTGGAAGGCGGCCAAGGCCAATGGCCAAGCGACACCGACGCCACAGCCCACCCTCCAACCCACGCCGACCCCGCCGCGCTCCCTGGCCAATGCCCCCAACGCGGGCGGGGCGGGCGCCGTCGCCGAAACGCCCCTCGGGCCCGGCGCGGCCTTTTCGCAAACGATCCGTCGATAGCCCGGTCCGCATCGTGCGGCTGGGTACACCCTCACAAATAAGGAGCCCCGGCCATGGCCGAGACCATTCTCTCCACCGCGCTAGAGCGTCAGGTGTGGATCACCAAGTACTTCCAGGAATATGTCCGCACCTCGCGGTTCATGCCCTATATGTCGAACGCCGACATCAACAAGGGCGGCATCATCCTCACCAAGTTTCAGCGTGAGGACGAGGCCTTCCGCACCATCAATATCCCCTTCATCGCGCGTCTGAAGGCCGCCGGCGTCACCGGCGCCACGGTGCTGGATGGGGCGGAAGAGGAGCTGGTCAACTACAACTGCCCGATCACCATCGACTGGCGCAGGAACGGCGTCCGGCTCCCCAAGAGCACCACCTTCCGCACCGAGATCAATCTGTGGGACGCCGCCCGCGACGCGCTCATGGTCTGGGAGTCGGAGAAGCTGCGCGACGACATCATCAAGGCGCTGTGCATGGTGGTGGTGGACGCCAATGGCACCATCGCCTTCTATGATCAGGCCACGGCGGCGCAGCAGAATGCGTGGAACGCGGCCAATTCGGACCGGGTGCTGTTCGGCTCCAATATCTCCGACTATTCGGCGACCTTCGCGACCGCCATGGCCAATGTGACCACCAGCATGACCGCCAGCGCGGCCATGGTCTCCAAGGCCAAGCGCATCGCCAAGGCGGCCGACCCGCACATCCGGCCCTACCGCGTCGAGGACGGGGACGGCCGGGAGTACTACGTCCTCTTCAGCGGCTCGCGCACCTTCCGTGATCTGAAGCTGGATACCAACATCATCAACGCCAACTCCAACGCCCGGGCCCGCGAAGGCATGGGCATGGAGAAGAACCCGATCTTCCAGGACGGGGATCTGATCTGGGATGGGGTGATCATCCGGGAAATCCCGGAGATCGACACCTATTGCGGCAATATCTCCAACCCCAACGGCGGCACGGCCTTCAACGGCGTGGGCGGATCATCCGGCGATGTGCGCCCGATGTTCCTCTGCGGCGGCGGGGCCGTTGGTGTCGCCTGGGGCCAGGAGCCGCCCCCCCGCACCGACATGATCAAGGATTACGGCTTCCGTCCCGGCGTCGCCATCGAGGAGCTGCTGGGCGTCAAGAAGATCAACTTCAACGGCGTCCAGAACGGCATGGTCACGATCTTCGCCGCGGCGAGCGCCGATAGCTAAGCGCCACACCCTTAACCGTCATCCCGGAAAGACGCGCAGCGGCTTATCCGGGACCTAGGGGACTGGATGCGATTCCGCGGTTCACGAACCGCCGCGCCGTAACCGGTCCCCTGGGTCCCGCATCTACGCTGCGCTTCGTGCGGGATGACGGGAAAAGGGTTTCCCCACACCCCATTCCCTCTTCACCTCAAAACTGAAAGGAGCGGATCGCCATGTCGACCGCCTATGCGACTGCTTTGTTCAACTCCAAGGTGGGCGCGTCCTCCGGGCACGGGCTCAGCCGGATGCACACCTCGCTTCACGCCATCTCGGGGAGCATTTCCACCTGGGCGGCGAATGACACCATCGCGGTGGGCTATATTCCCCGCAACGCCGTGGTCACCAATGTGATCCTGAAGGCCGCGAGCCAACTGGACAGCAACGGCTCCCCGACCCTCGCCCTCGACGTCGGTGTGGTGGGTAACGCCCAGCTCTTCAAGGCCGCCGTCACCACGGTGGGCCGGGCCTCGGGCGCCAGCGTGGATGCGACCAACACGGCCGCTGGATACCTCTACCAGAACACCAGCGGCGCCGATCAGGAGGTGATCATCACCGTCCACACGGCGGCGGCCACGGCCGTGGCCGGCGCCCTGGAACTCGACGTGGAATATTACGTCGAGGATGTCGCCGGCTCGAACCCCTGAGGGTTCGGGCCATGACCGTCGAGGACATTCGGCGGGTCGGCCAGCACTGGCTCTCGGCGGCTGCCACGGCGCTCGCCCTGGTAGCCGTCGCCCTGCTGGGCTGGACCGGTTCGCAGCTCATCGCCATGCGCGACGACATCCACACCCTGAAGGATGCCCTGCCGAGCATCGAGGCGCGGGTCACGCGCCTGGAAACCCGGCAGGACAAGGTGATCGAGATCCTGGGCGACAAGGTCGATGAGGACCGGCGCAAATGACCACGCCCCTGCTCATCTCCGATCTGAAACGCGACGAGGGCCTGAGGCTTCAGGCCTATCCGGACACGCGCGGCGTCTGGACCATCGGCTATGGCCACACCCCGGCCGTGGAGGGCGCGGTCTGGACGCCGGAGGCGGCGACGATTCAGCTATCCGCTGATCTCGACCGCACCTTGGCCGAAATGGACCGGGAGCTTTCCTGGTGGCGCGCCCTGGATGATGTCCGCCAGGATGCCCTCGCCAATATGGCGTTCAATCTGGGGGTCGGCGGGCTCCTCGCCTTCCACCACATGCTGGACGCCCTGGAGGCGAAGGACTGGCACACCGCCAGCGCCCAGATGCTGCTGAGCGAATGGGCCGGGGAGGTCGGGGACCGCGCCGAGCGCTTGGCCTTCATGATCCGCACGGGGACGCGGGCTTCCTCTACGCCCCACCTTTCCCCGTCATCCCGGCCAAGCACAGCGCGAGCCGGGACCCAGGAGACCGGAACCCAAATCGCAGCGGCGAACCCCGGCATCGCACCCAGTCCTCTGGGTCCCGCATCTTCGCTGCGCTTCGTGCGGGATGACGATGAAGAAGATCAGGACTCAAAAATGACCGACACACCCGCCCCCACACCCATCGAAACCGCGACCCTCGACCTCGCCCGCTCGGCGCTCATGGCGGCGGGGGCGATTCCCTTGGCCCACGGTCTCGCCACGGCCAGCCAGTGGCAGGCCATCGTCGGCGGCCTCATCGCCATCGGCTCGGCGGTCTGGTCTTATCTCGCGGCCCATCCCTCGCGGACAAGCGCCCTCGCCAGCCTGCTCGGCATGCTCCGCAAAGGCGGTCAGGGCCCGGCCTGGAACGGCGATGTGGTCGCCCTGGAGGCGGCCGTTCTCCCCATCGTGGAACGCGCCGTGGACGCCCGGATCAAGGCCCACGCCGGGGTGCTCGCCGCGCCCGTCGATCTCGCCGCGAACGCCGTGATCAAGGACGCGGCGGGCCAGGTGGTCAGCCACCTTCGGATTTAACCCCCTCATACAAGGAAACTCGCATGTCCTGGTTCTCTGAATATATCGGCGATCCCGTCAAAGCCCTGGTGGCCAAGGCCGCCGCCGGCGTGGATGCGGACCTGAAGGCCCTGGCCGGGCAGGCCGCCCAGGCCCTGCCCCCCGCGCCGATCAGCGCCAGCGCCGAGACGGCCCTGGAGACGGCGATCCAGGGCGCCATGGACGTGGTGATCACCGACGCGGTGGGGAAAATCCCCGTGGCCGGCGCGGTTCTCGCCCCCGAAGCCGTGGCCGCGGGCAATGCCGCCATCGACTATGCGGTCCAGAAAGGCGTAGCGGCGCTGAACAGCCTGGCCGCGACGGCGAAGGCCCAACTGGCCAGCTTCGCTCAGAGCCCGCCCCCGCCCGCGCCCGCCGGAATCGCCTCGGGGGCCGTGGGCTGATGTCCACCGTCCGGGCGGCGATCATACAGGCCCTGCGCCTGCTGCGCGCGGCCTCTCCAGGCGATGAGCCCACGGCGGAGGAGCTGAACGTCGGGCTGGAGGGCGCCCAAGCCCTCACGCTGGAGATCCATGAGGCGCGGGGGCCGCTGCTCACCCTCGATATCAGCGCGAACTGGATCCCCGGTGAGAACCAGCGCCTGCGCATCCAGGCCGGGGCGGATGTCACCGTCACCCTGCCCAACAGCGTGGCCATGTTCGGCGGCTATGAACTTTGTGACTATCACTTCAAGCCGCCGGCCGGGGACGCCGCCGCGAACCCGCCCATCGGATCGACCGGCCCCGCCGATTATGTCGCCTGGCGCCCACCGACGGACGGGGCGCGGATCGAGATCGTCGGGACGCGGCAGGGCCTCTATTTTTACCGCGAGGACACCAATGCGTGGGTCAGCGCGCTTGGCCTCGCGGTGGATAGCGAACTGCCCTTCAGCCAGCGCCTGCAGGGCGCCTTCGCCTCCCTCCTGGCCGAGCGCCTCGCCGATGTGCTGGGCGCCTCGGGCGCGGTGACGCCGGCCCAGAAGGCCCGCCTCATCCACGCCCGGGAACAGATGTTCACCCGCACCGGCGCGCGCCGGGCGACCACCCGGGCGCAGTACTTCTGACGGGAGTATCTCCCATGCCTTTCAAAGGCCGCCAAGCCTACGACCCTCAAGGTCAGATCGACCTGGCCATCGATGAGGACCAGGACGCCCTGGAGGTCGACGCCGCCGGCGACCTGCTTGAGGTGAGTCCCGCGGTGACCTGGATCGGTCATCGCGCGGCGGACCCGCAGGAGGTCGACCTGGCCATCGACGCCAAGGGCGACCTGCTCGCCATCGATGACGCCGGCGACGTGCTCCAGGTCAGCCGCACGGATTGGACCGGCCAAACCGCCTCACAGGAGATCTAGATGACGCGCATCCCTCGCGGCGCCCTGTCGGCGCTCGCCCTCTTCGCCGCCTCCTGCGTCGGCCACCCCGCCTTCGCCCAGAACCTCCAACCCAGCGGCCTCCCGGCCCGGGGCGCCGTGCAGGGCACGGACGTGATCGTCGACCAGCCGGCGGGATCGTCCACCGTCCAGGGCGCCCAGGCGAGCGCGATCGCCACTTATGTGCAACAGAATGGCGCACCGGGATCGAGCGGCCAGGTGGTGATTAATTTGGGCGGCGCCTTTGCCGGGGTGACGGTCTCGGGGGACGGGACGCTGTCCGGGTCGGGCGGTCTAACGGTGACGAAGACGAACGGTGTCTCGTTTGCCATTTCCGCGACCACGGACGCCACGAACGCTACTAACATCGCCAGCGGAACGCTTCCCGGCGGCCGGCTCTCTGGATCCTATACGGGGATCACGGGAGTTGGTACGCTCGCAGCGGGTTCAGTCCCATCTATCCTTGTCACCGGCCTCCCCTTTGTAAGTGTGAACTCGTTTTCGGGAGTCGACCCGACCGGCGTGAGCGACAGCACGACGGGGCTTCAGACGGCCCTCAATTCGGGCGCTTATCTGACCTGCGACGGCGTCTACAAGGTCAGCGCCACCCTGACGCTGGCCGTCGCTGGTGCCGAGGGGATCACGCTGGATGGCGGGGCGCCCCAGGCGCAATCGACTTATAGCAGCGGCGGGCGCTGCGTCTTCAAACCCACCTCCGGCGTCTCGCCGGTCTTCAAGATTGATGGCTCCAGCTTCTCCGGCTACATCCAGGCTGCGAAATTCCGCAGCGTGTCGCTTGATCTGACCAATGACACCTCGGGCATCGGCTTCGCGCAGTATCAGGGATTCGACGTCAGCTTCGACAACGTCCGGGTTCTGAATGGGGCCATCGGCGAATGCTCGTGGCAGTTCGACCCCGGGGCTTTCACGACCCAGGTGGCCAATTCCTGGGGCATGTACGCGTGCTGGAACGGGAACGGCACCGCCAACCCGACGACGCAGATTTTCGTCAATGCCGACTTGGTCGGGATCAGTGGCGGCTATGGCGGATCTGTTGCCTTCTTCGGGGGCGCGATCCAGCCTCAATACGTCAACACCATGACGGAGGTTTACTCGGCAGCCAGCGACAATAACCGGCCGACCGCGATCTATTCGGCCTCCACGGGTGCCTATCTGACGGTCGCGCTCACCCTGTCGAACATGGATAGCGTGACCTTTGATGGGACGTATCTTGGCCCGGTGAGCGGCTTCCCGAGCACCTATAACGACGGCACCCACGGCTCTTTATCAGCTTACCCCGTTTTCGAGGTCCCTACGACGCTGACGAGGCTCAGCTTCACGCCGAGCGGCTTCGTCAGCATGTATCTCTACGACCTCGGGCCCAGCACGAACGCTTGGCAAATAAATGTGGGCGGCGGGTCCGCAGGGAACATCGTCGGCGCCGCGACTTCGTTCAAGAATGGCGCTGCGGCGGTCAACGGCTCGAACCTTACAACCTTTA